CTTCTAGGAGGGGGATGCAGGGGCGGTTGTCTTCCAGCGTTCTTGGCCTGGGTTTTTCTGCAGGAATGCACTCACCTAGGCATTTTGATACTAACCCTGCTCTAGGAGGAGGCAAAAGAATGATGTGGCTTGTTCCTCCGGGAGGCGGGCCCGGAAGAGCAGTGCCGGCCCCTCCCCCTAGGGTAAACAGGGCGGCAGTTGCTAGAAGGCAGGCAGCCGCCGCACGCCTAGGTAGGATTCGTGGAAGAGCAGCGGGGGCCAGAGTGGCCGGAGGGGCGGGCCTGGTTGGTGCTATAGGGGGTGCGGCCCTCGGGCAAGCCATCGCCCCGGATAACGAGCTTGCTCAGCTAGGTGCTATGATGGCTCTGCAGGCGGGAGCCACGGCCGCCGCGCCAAAGTTAGGGGCTGTTGCAGGGGGAGCACTTGCTCGCCTTGGAATTTCTGCGGCAGGCAGCGCTACTTTAGGAACCCTGGCTTCAGGGGCTCCTATTGGATTGGGTACTTTTGGCGCGGGCGCGGGTAGCCTAGGGGCAACTGCGGCAGCCGCCGCAGGTCCAGCCGCGCTTGTTGCCGCCGCGGGAGCTGCGGGCTTTGCCCTAGGTACGTTTGCGGATAGAACCCTCGGTCTTAGCGACAAGATCTCCGACGCCCTGGCGGGTATAGACAGGGATAAGATTACTTCCAAGAGGGGCCTTGTGGGAGCCGGTCTTAAAAACGTAGATATATTTGGAGAAGGGGGTGGTCTAGACGTATCTGAGAAGTCAAAGAAAGCATTCTTTGATAGACTAGGAAAGCCAGCACAGCTTGCCTTTGCGCAAAGAGAGCAAGCCCTCACATCTTCAAGAACAGCTCTTGATGCCATATTTGAAAAAGAGGTAGAAAGGCAGGTACTTAATGCCAGCCTTGGGGGAGAAGATGTACAAAAGATAGGAAGTGCAGGGTTTAAAAAACTAGCCCAAGAGGCTCTTGCTAAGGGCGAAGGGGCCTTTGCTTCGGATTTTAAGCAAGCTTTAGAAAAGTTTTCTACAAACGAAGCTCTATTTAAGCAAATGATGGAAAAGAATCAACTTCTTACAAACGCCCAGCAAGAGATGACCGACGCCGTAAATAGGCAAACCGCGGCGGGAGTAGATGCAGCCAGAGCAACGAAAATCGCTGCTGATAACATATCAAATGCTAACTTTGCCGTGTATCTAGATGGAAAGGTAGTAGGGAACGCAATGAGGGATAACATGGTTCAACTGGGGGTAGAAGACGCTGTGCAGGGAGAGCCCGAAAGACAGGCTGCAGTAGGAGAAGGCTCACAACAGGTCAGGGTTAGCGGAGGGACCAGCAAATGAGTAGAGATATAGCAACAACAGCCCTAAAGAAGATGTACCTAGTAAAGCTCGGGTACCCTGAGTTCATCCTAAGGGCTCAGTTTAACCCTACACAGCTTCCCGAACGTGTTTCGGCCAACTACCAAAAGCTGGCTCCTGTTGGGCTATCCCACAAGATCCACCAGTATGTAGGCACGGAGAACCACTCAATGACTATTGACTTGTTCTTCCACTCAAATCACTATGAGACTATGCCGGACCCCGTTTTTGAGAATCTTGATCCAACGTCTCTTCCCAGTACGTCGTCCATAGACCTAGGCAACAGGGAATTAGAGGAAATTGAGGGGCTAGGAACAGCCGTGGGCGACATAGTTATAGACGACGACTTCGACAAGACCCGTCTACAGAGAATAGCTGCAGCTAGAAATGTTCTACTTTCTTTAGTATACCCCGAGGCAGCGAGCACTATTGTGCAGGCAGCTCCTCCTAAAGTTCTTTTTGTTTGGCCTAACATATTCTCTATGGTATGCCGGGTTATGTCAGTTGATATAAGACACGAGAGGTTTACACAGGACGGGGCTACCCGCCAGTTTAGAGCCACAGTTGTCTTTGAAGAGTCAAGGGAAGAGCGCCTAGTACATAACGACGTTCTTAGTGATGGAACCATAAGAGCAGAAGCGAGTGTCTTGAATGGCACACTAGCCGACCTAGGACTATTCTAGTATGCCATTATTTGAAAAAAGCAGGTATTGGAATAGCACGAGAGGGCTCTCTACAGACGGAGAGATAATCCTTACGGAAAGAATACCCTACTTTTTTAAAAGATTTCCAGATAACATAGAGCACAAAGTAATAAGCGGGGACACCTTTGAGTCAATAGCCTATTACTACTATAACGGCACAATGGCCTTTGACAGGTCCGCGGCGGAGCTTTTTTGGGTTATAGCAGACTTCCAGCCGGTGGCTGTTCACGACGTGACCGTAGCCCTTGAGCCGGGAACCGTCGTGTACGTTCCATCGCTAAGAGTGTTGGAGCAAGAGATTCTTGCTGAGAGGAGGCAGTAGTGCCTGAGAGCGTTTCCATCCCTACTTATAGAAAAAGAAATTCTATAAACCTTTTTATAAGGGTGAGAGAAGGAAAAAACTACTTTGACGTAGACCTTAGCAAACGCCTGATAAACATGGTATACACTGACTCCGAGAAGAAGTTTGATGACATTGTTCTAACAGTAGACAACTTTGACTTGTACTTTTTTGATAACCCTGTTTTTAGACCAGGAAACATTATAGAAGCAACCTGGGGCTATCCTGGGAACATGTCGCCTACGCGTAGGCTCTGCATTCATACTATGTCCGGTAATACTCAGATAAGGGTAGAGGCCAAGGGAGGGGCTACTCTTATGGCAGAAAAGGTCAGAACAGACGTGTATGAAAACTGCGCCCCAGAAGAGGTAGCACGTATCATATCCGCAAGAAATGGGTATGGGCCAGACATACGGTTTATTGAGGAGAGCTTTGTGGAGCCAAGAACCTACCACCAGGCAGGGCGTACGGATGCTCAAATGCTAAAGATGGTAGCACGTAGAATTGGCTTTGAATTTTATATCGACTTTGACGGGTTCCACTTTCATAAAAGAAAGATGAACCAGGACCCTATTAGAGAGATTACTTACTACACTGATAGAAGCGGACATATTCTATCCTTTAACATTGATGAGAATATATTTGGGAAGAAAAGGGCTGTTAGGGTAAAGGGAAAAGATCCAGAAACAAAAAAGCCCTTCAACGTTATAGCTTCAGTAAGCACCTCTGACAAGTACTACACCGATGGGTACTCTTCCCGCTACGGGTCTGCTATAGATCCTGAGGATAGGCTTTTATCAATTGATGAGTCCCAAGTATTTATCCCAGAGGAAGACCCTACTGCTGCTCCTGGAGACTACACAGTAGTCGAGGACGGAGGTCTTTCTTTATACCCAGAAAGCAGTGGTATATCTTCAGATAGGTTTATAAGCTTTCCCATTACTAAGGAGGGAGGCACGGATTACTATCTTATAGATAGCGCTGGTGACATAGCTGCCCAGCAGGAAGAGATACAGCAGATAAAAGCGGATGATAGAGTAGAAGTTTTAAATGCTGATGTAAAAGAAAAAGAGGCTAAAGCTTTAGCTAACGCTAGGTTTAGAGGCTACGTAGAAACAACTGTAAAAATGGACATGACTGTTGTTGGAGACCCCGGATATCTTGCCAAGACTACTATTTTAGTTTCTGGTATGGGAAAAAGGCTTTCTGGTAAATACTACATAAAAGAGGTAGTCCATAATCTAGGAACGGCTGGTGGTTATACTTGTGCTTTGAAACTAGAGGCGGACGGAGACAGCGGGTGGAAAAAGTCTGGCTTTGATCAGATAACAGGAAATAAGCAGAACCGAAGGGGCAGGGTGAGCCAAAAGCTAAAGAAGAAGAAGACCTTAGCAAGCTCGCTTTTTGACACCGCCCTGACCTTGAGCGGAGCCGACACCATAGCTACGTCTATTGAGTTAGGCAAAAAAGGCGTACAAGCAATAAATAAAAAGATTGAAGATCTTAGAGCTTCTTCTAAAGAGATGAAAAAGCAAGGATTTCTTGAAAAGTCTGTTCAGCTCTTTGATGAGGCGGCAGCCCTACAGGAGCAGGCTAACGCTCTTGTGAATGGAGCGGCCTCCACAGCCGATCAGCTTTTGCCTAACCTTACGGAAGACAATCTAAGTAATCCTAATACCCCTGACGCGGTAGAGCAATAGCAAGTAATATTCCTAATAAAGTACAATGTTCTTAAAGACAGCAACAGTGGTATCTAACAAAGACCCTTCCGGGTTAGGAAGGGTCCAGTTCGTGATACCTGGGTTTATTGAACCGAGGTCTGCGTGGGCTCTTCCTATGGGAACTATGGGAGGAGGGTCGTACCAGAGGGGAGCCTTCTTCGTCCCAGAAGAAGGAGCAGACATACTTGTTGCTTTTATTGATGACGACGACAGTCGCCCCGTGTACTGGTCAGGGCACTGGGGGATTGCGGATAGGTCAGTAATTGGGGGCACCGCGAACGACAATGAGGTACCAACCCGCGTCGCGGATGTTGACACGGATGAAAGAGCTAAAGTAAAAGCAATAGAGACCGAGAAGTTTACTATCTACATAGATGACAGAGCGGGCTCCATTGACGATAGAGAGTCCGGTAAAGAGCGTCTACTTATTGAGTACAAAGACGATCCAGAAGTTAGGATCGAACTAGATGGTATTAATAAAGCTATTGGTATTAGTGCTAGTTCTGGAGTTGAGATTACCTCAAGTGGCCTAGTCTCTATTAGTGGGTCACAGGTTCAAATACAGGGTCGTGTAGTAAACCAAGTGACTTCCAAGGAAATATAGAATGCCAGTTATATCAGATGTTCTATGCACAAGAGTTACCCTAGTTGGAAGGGATCTCTGCGTAACATTTCCAGTGGGGCAGCAGTTGTGCGCAACCCTTCCTCAGATAACAAACCCAGATCTTATCGAAGTAGTAAACGCTCTTTTTGGTCAGCTAAATGCAGCGCTTGCTCCCATATCGCCAATACTAGACATAATAGATGTAGTTTTTGCTATTGTGGACTGTGTACAGGCCGCCGTGGACGCCATTACACAGCTTAGCCCCGCTCCTCTTCTTAGCTGTATTAAGGGGTTAGTGCAAGCAGTAAATAAGATTCTTGCTTTCCTTCCCTTTCTTTGGGTCCCTATATTGGTACGAGATGTCCTATTTCTTTTGATAGAATATGTAAATGCCGTTATATCTCTTTGGTTAAACATTAAGGCCAGGTTAACCGCCTTTGCCTTGGCTAGGTTAAAAGGAAATCAGCCAGGACAGTTTGCCCTAAGTGCCGTGCTGGACTGCGCCGAGGAAAACCTCGCGGTTGAAGTACAAAATCTTAATGAAAGCACGGCTGTTGTTGACAGAATTCTTGGAATGGTAAACCGGCTCCTTTGCCTGATAGGTCTCCCTCAGCTTCCTCAGTTGGCCCAAGAGGGCCTAGACAAACTCTTTGACGCTATTGATGGAGAGTTTGTTGATTCTGTACTTATTACCCTGCAAACCATAAAAGACTTCCTTTTCTCAATACTACAGTTTATTCCAATACTAGCTCCACTAGCACCTGCACAGTCCCCTCAGTGTAAGTCCTTCCAGGAAACTCTAGATCAGCTAAAAAATCTACCAAGCAGCGAGGAAGCCTCCAAAAAAGCACTAAATAACTTCCTTACGTCTGTGGGCTTAGACGGGATATAATAAATACAACAATTTACAATTATATTATAATATAATAGACTTATATACTATTAGGAATTCTATAAATGGCACTGACACTCTACAAAGAAATCAACGCCACCGGGAACTCGACCGGCGGCTTCCTGAACTTCATTCGATGGCTCACTGGCGAGTCGCGTGGATCACTTGCGGGCGGACCCACGACGGGACCGGCAGGCATCACCGTCGTCGAAGTGTACGACGGGAGCAGCGACACGGGCGCGCCCATCCGTGAGGTGAGCACCGATGGCACACTCGACGGACTGAACGCCCTGAACCGTTGGAGGACTGGCGCCGCAGACATCACGAGCGGGTGGATTATCATCGACGTTCCCGGCACCGGCCTCAACGGGAACACCGGCTTCCAGTTTTGTTACCAGTTCACCACCTCGCTAGGGCGCGGCACCGATGCTTTCGCCCTCATCCCGAATCGCGACTGGGTGACGGGTGGACTACCGGGGACGTGGACCGACAAGGCAACCTTCATCGCGAAGGGAGCCATTACGAGCGGGGTCGCCACGACGCCGGCAGATGTGCAGTCGAACTCATGGACCGCGACCGACACATGGTTCGCATGGTGCGATGAAGGTGTGGTCTGCTTCGCTCGCGATGAGAACCCGACCGCGGAGGTCATGGTCTGGTACGTGGGCGAGGTTGACGGTGGCGACGCGGCAGACACAAAGCCGTTCGTGATCACTTCCGATACGCTCATGGAGCCCGAGATTTATGAGACCGACAACAACTTCCGCCGCATCTCGCCCATCGACGGCACGACAGAACTCAGCGGCGCGGAGAACTGGGGGTTCGATCACTTCGACGCATCGAACGCATGGTCCACCGGCCAGACGCAGTTCATCGACTACGGCCCTGGATGGCCGCGCTCAGATCAGTGGGTCGCATTCGATGATGTGAACCACGCGCACTTCGCCGGCAAACTCCGATACCTTCAACGCACGATGGCCGATGCAGCGCTTCGCGGAACAAGCGACACGCTGACCCGTTGGCTTTGCAGTGTTGGCGGAACGACGCACTGCATCAGCCTACCGTGGGACGGGGCGACCGCGTACCCTTGAGGTGAAGCATGGCTGAGATCACTCCACCTGAAACCGCCCTCTTCACTGGCGTCATTGGCGACCCCATCGCGGGGCTGGCGGTTGACGACAAAGGGACAACAAAGCTATTCCCAGAAGCGTGCCCCCCTACTCCTCCGGACCCACCTCCACCAGATGTAACAAATCCCGTAGTTGGTAACTTTGTGCCTGAGAATGGGTCTACGCTACTGCCTGCACAATCTATAAGCTTTACTGTTACAGATAACAGCAGTCAGTTGAGAAAGATATTTGTCTGTGCTATATTTTCAGGGGGAGGGGTAGACACAGTTTACGACGGGGATAGATTCTCGCCTAGATATATAGCTACGTCTACAAAAACAGATGTGACAGACGGGTTTAGCTTTTCTGTAAGACCTCTCCTTGGGTGGCCCAGCAGTCCAACTATACGTGTGTACGCCTTAGACTATGCAGGAAACGAAAATTAATGCCAACTAACTCCACATACGACCTAGAGGGACTTACTAGTTCTGAGAACGGGGATTTCTACAGCATTGCCCCAGGAGCAGCCGTTACTGGCTTCGGTATCTTACGGCCCTTCTCTCGTGATGATTTAGGAGATTTTCTAAACGGTGGAGCTGAGAACTTAGTAAGGTCTGCTGTGGGTCAGGTTCTGGGCACACGGGCAGCAGCAGGGCAGCGCATGGGTGAGCTTAGGTGGCGTCCTGAGTTTGGCTCTCAACTGTACCGGCTTAGGCATTCTAATGCTAACAATATTCTAAAAGAGATAGCACAGTACTATGTTGTTGAGGCTCTCTCTAGGTGGGAGCCGCGTATCAAGGTAACAGGCTTTAACCTAACAATTAATAATGATAAAACTTATGGTACTTCTCTAGTAGTAAAAATGAGGTATACCATAGTGGCGGGAGGGCGAGCCTCATCCCTTGGCATAAACCCCACTTCTGGAAATGAGACAGAAATAATTGAGGAGATCCGCTAATGCCTAGCTTTCCAGAGAATAACGTAGATTATACTGCTAAAGACTTTTCTTCCATGTTGGACAGGCTACAGTCCACCATAGATACAGTGTTTCCTAAATGGACAGATAAAAGTCGAGCTAACTTTGGTAATATTCTTCTGGAGAGTTTTGCTTTTGTGCTGGACCACCTAACGTACTACCAAGACTCCTACGCCAGGGAGTCACGCTGGAGTACAGCTAGATCTCGTAGGAATCTAATATCTTTGGCTAAGCTAGTAGGGTTTGAGCCTAAGTCAGCGGCGGCTGCCAGCACCGACCTTGAGATAACCTTCACACGTCCCAGCGCTGCTCCCGCGGGTGGAGTAACAGTTACCGTGCTGGAGGGAGATACCTTTAGAAACTTGTCTAAAATAGATACTGTTGTTTTTCAAGCAACAGGAGAGGTATCTGGTACTATTCTAGAAGGCGAGACAACTTTAGTACTAACTGTTCCAGTAAAAAATAGTACTAAAGTTACAAATAGCTTTGAGTCAACGGACCAAGCAGATCAGATCTTTTTCTTGTCTTCTTCCCCTGTGATTGATGGGACCGTGTCCCTTAGCGCTGCCCCCTACGGCCTCTTTACAGAAGTAGACAACTTCTTAAACTCCTCATCGAGCGACGCTCACTTCACTGTAGCCTACAATGACGTAGACAAGGCCGTGGTAGCTACAGGTTCTGGTGTAAACGGTGGAATTCCGTCAGGAACGGTAAGTATATCTTATGAGATCGGGGGCGGGGCCAGAGGTAACCTTATCCCTGGTACAATTGTGTCTGTTGACAAATCGTACCAAGACTCCATAGGATCCCCCCTATCCATTGTCTGTACAAACCCTCAAGCAGCTTCAGGAGGCTCCGATAGGGAAACCAACGCTTCGATCAGAGCGCGTGCCCCCGAGACCGTTCGCGTTCAGCAGAGGTCAGTGTCCCGTGAAGACTACCGGATTGTCGCAGAGGCCGTAGACGGGGTCGCACGTGCCCTTATGTTTACTTCTAACGAGGATGTCGCTGTTCAGGAAAATACAGGAGAGCTTGTTGTAGTTCCCTTTGGGGGAGGACAGCCCTCTTCCGTACTACTAACAGAGGTAAAAAACCAGTTTGTGGGTCAAGACGCGCCCTTTCCCCGGACTCTTACCTTTTCTTTAGAGACCTACGGGCCTGACTACTTCGAGATTGATGTGAGGGCCGTTATCTTTATTGCTAATGGAGAGGTTCCTGCTACAGTTGCCTCCACAGTGCGTAGTAACCTACAACAATACTTTGCTATAACCACCACCACGGGTGAGCAAAACCCCACAGTTTTGTTTGGTGCTCAGTACTTAGACGTTAATGGGGAAAGCACTAATCAACTAGCTAAGTCTGACATATTTAACGTTGTAAGAGACACAATCGGCGTCAGAAAAATAGGAGACACGCCTTCTAGCTTTCTTTTAAACAACGCGGGCAGTGATGTAACCCTTGGACCCCGTCAGTTTCCTACTCTAGGTGACGTGGTTCTAATTGACGGGGACACGGGGGACACCCTGTAATGGTTCATACTTTTCAAAACGTTAACTTTGAGCTTGGGTCAATTGACCCTATGAACCCTCCATACTGGACGGCTAGCTTTACATATACGTTTGAAGAGATTTCTGCTTTTAACAGTCAAATTGCTTTTCCTTCCACCGCGTATGAGTCCTTTGAGCTTGGGTATACTCAGGGTTTAGTAACGTCCCCCCAGCCTAGCTGGTCTCTCACCTCTGGAGAGACAATAAATTATAAGGTCAACGGGGGAGCAATCCAGACCTACGTTGTACCTGCAGGCATCCCCCCACAGCCAACCGCGACGGGTCTTGCTGCGTCTATAACTACACTTGCTCCTTTGCTGGAAGCTTACGCCTCCGGTGATAACGTTTACATAGTACTTGAGACCAATAGTCAGGGAGCAACCTTAGAAATATTAGCCACATCGACGGCGACCTCACTAGCCCTGTCTCCCGGGGTTTACCTCCAAGAGGATAACTCCTTCTTCCTGTATAGCTTCTCCTCCCTAGACACGCAAGCCTCTTCTTTTTCTTCTGGAGCATACCAGGATTCTAAAGAGGCGTTCTCGGCTCAGTGGTCTGAGCTGTCGGCGGATTTTGTTACTCCTCTTAGTGAGTCCTTTATTTTTTCTGGGGGAGAGACTCTAGAGCTTACAGTTGATGACTTTACCTTAGTTGCCCCTCCTACATACACTGTTACATTTACTGCTGGTACAAAAACCGCCCAAGATGTAGCGGATGAGGTGAACGCTGTAAGTTCTCCTGCCGTGGTTTCGTCTGCACTACCAAGCGGGCAGGTTAAACTATCTTGTCCAGGAGACTACAGAAAGTCCCTAAGAGTAGGAGGGACTTCAACCTCTATCCTAGGTCTGGATGCTGTATCCCCGAACCCCGTAGTAGTAAAGGGAACAGAGGACTTTACTTTAGAGCTACTCACCACTAACTCAGCTTTATTTTCAGCGTTTGAAGGCGGGGCGCCCACAAGTAACCCATACGAGGACTTCGAGAGCGAGTGGCCGGACAATCAGGACTACATGTACGTCCTAACAACAAGGACTATAACGTACAATACTGTAGATCCTTACCAAACTTATAATGCTACTGTTAATGGCAGCACTGTTAGTTATGAGGCCGCCGTAGGGGACACTCCTAGTGACGTAGCTTCCGCAATAGCTTCTAAGATAAATGCCCTGTCTGGTTTCACTTCAACTTCTTCCGTGGGAGAAGTTTCCCTTGCACCAGCAGATGAGAGGAACAGGGTAGACTACTCCGCAAACGAGCCTCTTAACTCAGACGTCGTGGTAGGCGCCAAGGAGGACTCAGCTAAAATTTCTTTTGCTGTGTTCACTGGAAGTAAGCCTGAGGAAGACTTTGAAGCACAGTGGCTTAACAACGAAAACGATAAAAGAGTTTTTACTTCTCAAGGGGTAGCGATAGAAGACGCCGTAGCGAGCACGGACTACACGGTGACCATAAACGGAGTAAACTTCACGCATACTTCTAATCCTCCCGTGATAATTCCTTCATTTGAAAGACAGGCAATAGCCCAGGCCCTTGCTCTTCTCATTGATGGCACCGCCGTTCCCGGGGGTGTCCTGGGAACTACATATGTAGCTATGGCCTCAGACTTTAGCATAACAGTCTCTCCTCCGAGCGCAGTTCTTGATATAAGCGTGGACGGGCCTGACGGGCACATGGTTGTCTTTGCTGGTGACGCCTCAGGTCTTTTGGGGAGAGCGATCTTCGATAACGGGACGGCCTCAGACGAGGAAGATTTCATCCTTCCCGTAGACCCCGTTCAGAAGAAGGTAGACTTCCAAAACGCATCAGTGGGTGTGTGGGAAATAAGTACGTTCGGCCAAACCTTCTTTGTGGATAACACATCTGGAACTTTATCAGTGACAGATATAAGAGACTCTTTTGTAAACCAAATAAGTATTGGGAGCATAGAGCTAGACGCTTTTTCAGAGGCCAGTGACGTCATGGGACTTCGTAGTTCGCGCGTTCCTCCGGCAAACTTTGAGATTTCCGTGAAGTCACCCAACCCACCTCTGGACTTTACTCTAGAGAACGCAAACACAGATAAACAATGGGCGTACGACGGGACCCTTACATCACTAATTTAAAGGAAGATATATGGCACAAGCAGATTGGACATTTTTAACAGGCGTACTGGCCGCACAAACCGTAGACCGGGGGGTTACTGCCGGAACAACACCTCCTGTCGGGGGCAATAACTTTGTTTATGGCTTCAACAGCTTAGCTATTGGGGTTGGGGCTGTAGGTTTATTCAATAACCAAGTAAACTTTGCTCCAATGTCTAGTGGCAGCTCCGTGCGTGGCGCCATGAAGAGAGCCCCTTCCGGGGGTTCCACCAACTACAGTGTGTTTTTATACACTGCTTGGCAAGGCGCCGCGGTTACTGATGGAGGCTACATGCTAGGGTTACAAGACGACGACCCTTCCTTTATTGTTCTTAGAAAAACTCAACCTGGGGATGGTATGTCTTCTGGTCTAGTGGCAGGGGACGAGGATCCCTCTGGCGTTGGGATTTTACTAAAAAGCACGGAACCCGTTGCTATTGACGAGTGGGTACATCTAAGACTAGACGTAGTTGTTAACGGAACGGGGGACGTTCTTCTAAACGTCTTTAGAAATAACTCAGGGGACGTTTCCACCCCTCAGTGGGAGACGATCCCCGGAATGACTACTACTGCTAACCCTAACGGCTTCTTTGATGACACCCTGGGGGTTAACTCAGGAAGCGCCCCCTACACTTCTGGGAGGGCCGGCTTTGGTTTCCAGACAACTGACGTAACCCGTAGAGCTTTTGTTGACTACCTAGAAGTATTTAGGCAAGTATAGGATAAATAAATGGCTAATACAGTAAACCAAGTAGACTTTGTCACTAAAACACTGGCCTCCCTTCTAGCCCAGGCTATCACCGGAGCCTCCACCTACGCGGACTCTCTGCAAAGTAAGAAGGACAATGCTATAGGGTTTGCTCCCGCTGCGGCGGCAGACTACGCGGCGTCACACGTGGCCGAGACACAAGATATCCACGACGACATGTTTTTAGCTGTATATAACGCTCTTACAGGTATGCAGCAAATACTTGCCCTAGATGTGGCTTCTCATATAACTTTAGATCCTTCTGCCCCCATAACAACTACTACGCCTTTAGAGGTTCGTCCGTCACCCGCCTCCCCCACCTTTCAAGAGGTACACGCACTAGACCCAACAACGCCAGACGCCCTGTGCACGAAAAGGTATGTAGATTTTACGTGGGACGGCACTATTCACGTAGCCGCTTTTTCGGCGTCCAACAGAGAAGCCCACCGCTATGACCCATCAGGGGGATCTTTTACTATATCTCTGCCTGCCGCACCTGCCAACGGTGACACAGTCCTTCTAAAGAATGTAACAACAGACACTACGGCGGTAACTATAAACGGGGGAACTATAGAGGACCCGGCTAACCCGGGGTCTACCGCGGTCTCCGTGTCTGCCTCCGGAGCAGGACTAAAGTTGCGGTACTCCTATGACGGCGCACAGTGGTTACTAGTCTAGACCGATGCCCTTTTACGCAAAAACATCTTTTTACGGAACACTAAGTCCATACGGGGCTTACTCTGCTATTGCGTCTACAGACTTCTTAAACCCCTTTAACGCGGACCAGGGTGAATGTCAGGGGCGCCTTGACCCAGCCAACTACCTCCCAGAATACTCCGACTACGCTTACGTTTTGGGGACGGACTGTCCTCCTAAGAAGTACAAGCTGAATGCAGGGGACAATGTAGAGGTTCTCCAAAATGGCGACTTCGATGTAACTAAGACTCTTTTTGCAAAAGCTTTTGTTAGACTTCCTAAGGAAGACCTCTTAGCTGGATGGTATTGGGACATTTCTTTTGGGGTAGATGGCACTTACCACGATCCAGTAATACTGCCGAGGACAAGCGTATCTCCTAATGACGGAGTTATATACTTCAGCAATGTGGGGCTTCCAGTATCTCAGGTTTCCGCGGGCGCACATGACTTAAAAGTGCGCTTACGGTTACAGGCTACAGCAGCTAGTGTTACCGGCTCATCCCTTTTCCCCGTAGACTTTGCTGGGTTAGACAGAACCCTAATCATAACCGTAGACGGGGGTTCTCCTCAAACAATAAACATACCATCAGCCGATGTTACCCCGGGAGCAGCAACTGCGCAAGAGGTAGCGGATATAGTAAATGAGAGTATTGTGGGAGGCTTCGCTAGAAGTGCCGCGGGCGAGCTGTTAATAGGCAGCCTGACCGAGGGGAGTGGCTCTTCTATTGCTATTACAGGAACTTTGGTAGGCTTAGTCGGAGCATTTGTAGCTATTCCCGTTGGGGGTTGGACGTCCCCCTCAGACGCTGTTGACATAGAGGTACCCTCTGTCTACTTAGACAGCTTTGTTTTTGACGAGACCAGCCAACTCGTTCTATTTAATCAGTTTCCTCAGCCAGGAGACTTTGATGTAGACGCCGGCATACTAGACCTAAAGTTTGAGCTAGCTCCCACTGACGGTTCCTCTGTCAGCACGGCCGACACCGTAGTAAAGGTAGATGGAGCCACCGTGTATGACGGAGGGTCAGGAGGGTTTCAGCCCGGTTTTTCTGGAACGGTTGTATCTTCTTCTTTTGGCTCTACTATATTTACAGTAAGCGTCCTGCCCTTTAGCTTTGAGTCTGAGCAAGATGTGGTTGTAGAGGTTGACTCTGAGTCTCTGGGAGGGCAAACACTAAGCACGTCTTATGTCTTTACTATAGAAGACACAGAGCCTGCCTACATTGAAGACGTTTGCCCTATCTCCAAAACACAGGTCAGAGTGCGCTTTTCCGAGAAGGTCGTGTCATCCTCCAGCCTGGAATCTAATGACGCACTTAACCCCTCTAACTATACATTTACGCCAGTAACCTTCCCTGCTTACGCAGTCACAGCTTCTTCTGTAGAGAAGGTTGCCCCGGTAGCGGGTTTAGTTGATGAAGACACAGTTTTCATAGTTACCCTTAACCAAGAGACTACTAAAGACGCTGGTTACAACTTAGAGGTTTTCAACGTAGAGGATGAGGACGGAAATGCTGTTGAGGCTCCTCTTAGCATGTACACGTTTATAGCTAAGTGGCCTGAGACCGCGAGCAACAGAGACTTTGCTCTTTGGTCAATGATTCCTCAAATGAATAAAAATGAGGATAGCACGGGTGACCTGTACAACTTCATAGCTTGCCTGCAGGACAGCTTGGACGTTGCCCTTTGTAGCATTGATGAGTGGATCAAAATAATAGATCCTGACAATGCTCCTATACGGTTCGTTGACCAGATGCTTATAGACTTGGGTAACCCCTTTGAGTGCCCTCTGACGGATATAGAGAAGAGAAAGTTAGTAAAGTTACTAATACCTATATATCTACAAAAGGGTACGTGCAACGGTATTGTCAATGTTGTTAGGTTTTTGCTAAATCTGGAGGGCATTGACTGCGACGAATACAATTGCACGGAAGAGCCAGACGAGACCACCACTTGTGTCTGGACGCTAGGGGAGTCTTTCCTCCCCGACGACGCAAGTCCCGACGATGGCGACACTATTCTAGGGACTTCGGTGCCGTATTTGCTTTACTCCTTCAAGATAAAAAGTGATACAATACTAACAGAGGATCAACGTAACAAGATAAAGATTATTGTAGACTACATGAAACCAGCGCACACGCACTGCCTGGGAATAGTAGACCCAAGCACACCAGAGGATGAGATTGATCACCTTGAGCTTGGTCTTTCGCAATTGGGTGTGAACTGGACACTACACTAAAGCAGGAAAATAAATGGACAGAAGAGATTTCTATTTCAGACAAAAAGTAACAGAGTCGGAGCTTGACGGAGCTTTTACCGCGGCCGAGAACGCGGACTTTGACCAGTTCATTGACGCGGGTCTCTCGGGGGTGGCGGCAGGTCTTACCTTGGCTCCGGACTCTCCGGTCTCAAATACTCAAGTTGCCCTAACCCTAGGGACAGCCTACAACGACCTAGGCCAAAGGATTAGGGTTTCCTCGGATATCACTGTTGATCTCAGCGGTGTTTCCGTAGTGACACCAGGAAATTGTGTTCCTGCTGGTATCTTTGTGAAGTTTGACAGAAGCCTCTCCGACCCAAGAACGGACGGTAATGGCGTTACCGTAGACTTTCAGCGCAATGAAAGCTATACAGTTGAGGTTGTTGCCGGGGCAGAAGTAGTAGACCCCGGTTCGGGGAACTACACGGAGTCTTTCCTTAATACTAATGGCGCTGTTATAACTGGTGACAACACTAGGATTTTTGTTGGGGACGTAATTGTAAGAAATGCCGCTGGTCCTTTAGACGCAAACTACATCTTAGACACGCGCAAGCAGTGGGCTTTTAAGTTTACGTCAGGAGCATACTCTGTAGGTGTAGGCACCGCGGAGGAGTCAGACGCCCTTATCCTAGACACCTTTAATACTTTTGTAGCGGGAATAGACACGGCTGACGTGTCTCACGCCCCCGCTATGGTCTTTACTCCGTGGGTGAACTATAAGGCCAGTACTACGGCAAAGGAAGCGCTAGATGGTATAGTTTTTGACCTACAGGCCACTGGCGCGTCTGTGGCCGACTCGGGATCCTCCTGCGTGGCCTATGACCCCGCCAATGTCCCTGCTGCTTTTTCCGGACTAGCAACCGCTAGCAATGTGCAACAGGGGTTTGACCAGATGTCTATGGAACTTGCCGGATCTGGGGGGGCCTCCATTGTAGGGTTTACCGGGGGAGGACTACCCGCTGGGTGGGGAGCAACCAGCACAGCTACGGAAGTGCAGTCAGCCCTTAGCGGTATCGTCACCGACTTAGGCACTGCCATAAGTGGGGCTAATAACGGAGCGTTGCTTATAGGCTGGATGCCTAGCCTTCCCGCGGTGGACCTTGGCGGGGTGACAGATGTGGCCTTGGCACTAACAGGCTTAGACGTTAATAAAGCCTCAACAGCCCAGCCCGTGACCTGGGGCTTCGCTCAGACATTTAACGAAATTGTAACTATCAATGACGAGCTTGACGTAAACGCCGGGGCAGATCCAGTAAACATTGATTCTAACGTTGGCATTAGTCTAGACGCGGGGTCTGCTTCTAACTTTACAGTAGATGGGGCAAACCTAATCCTAGAGACAACAACGTCTGGTAGCGTACAAGTTCTTAGTGCCCAGACTGTCCAAGTACAAGCGGGAGCCACAGTTGACGTCGATGCCACCACGAGCATCGACATAGACACAAGTGCGCTTACTGTAGATGCTAGTGGAGGCGCAACATATACCTCTGTAAGTTCTGGCACCTCAGTGCGTAGCCTTATCTCTGGAGATGTCAATGTTACTGCCGCTGATGCTGTAAACATTATGGGCGGAGGTGACACGGGACAGGGTGTAACAATAACTAACGCCCCCAGCACGACCAACGGGGAAGCCACAATTAACATAGTTGGCCAGGATAACAACTCCACGTCCATTAACTCTAATGGTGGCACGGTAACAGTTTCTGGAGGAAACCACACAGGAGCCGGAAGTGCTACGGGCCAGGATGGCGGGGATATTACCCTCACGGGAGGAGACACCAACAGCACCTCCGCTTTCTCAAGGGGAGGCAACGTCGTACTGACCCCGGGCTCTGGTACGGGTGGCTCAGTTGATGGAGAAATCGTTCTGGAAGGAAAGTTAAGCACAACGGCGTCGTTAGACCCGTCAATGCAGTTCGGTGGTGATGGAGGAACGACAGGGGTGAAGAACGTAACATTTGATACACCCTTCACAGCAGCCCCTTCTGTTGTTGTACTAACGTTTCAGGCTGATGTTGGTAGTTTCTGGGTAACTAATATAACAACAACGGGCTTTACCGCCAACTACACACTAACACCAGGCGGGACACAGCTCTTTAACTATATAGCAATCTTGTAAAATGCTTGAGCAACTAGAGAAAACTCCAGACCCCGACTACCCGGGACTAAGCGGTGTATTCGTCCGGGATCTGTCTGATAGGATGGCTCAGATAGAGGGTAAAAGCCGCAAGGTGTGTGACGAGCACGTTATGACAGAAAAGAAGCTAAAGAAGCTAGGAATATTAGTTGGTATTATAGCCACGGTTGGCCCTACTCTGGTAGCTTCCTCTGTTTGGGCCTTTACTAAAGCTGGAGACATGAGGCAAGAAGCTTTAGAAAAACAGCAGACTAAACAGAGGATGGAGCACCTTAGTGGGCGACTCGATTCCTTTGAGATAAAGACAGACCACGACCTCTACAACATTAAAGAAAATCTAGTAGAGCAGCAGATCCTTATCGTTGACTCCGTTGACCACATCACAAAAAAGATAGACTCCCTAGGGGCGGCTAGTACCCAGGTAGAGGAGCCCAAGTCCCTAACACGCGCTCGGGAAGAAACTAAGAGAGAAAAAGCAAGAAAGTTTTTAGACTAATGGAAGACTACACACAACAACTTTTTGAACTAAGCCTGGTTGTTCTATCAGGCGTTGTCACGTTTATTATAATTCCACTTATAAAAAGAGGTGGAGAGTACTTTGTACAAGTTCTTGAAGCTAAAGCACACTCCGCTCGTTTTAGCTGTGCCACGGATAAGTTAGTAGACCTTACTATCGAGGCAGTGTCCCACGTGGAGGCTACCTTTGTGCGTAAGATGAAGGTCCAGGGCAAGTGGGATAACTCGGCTGCAGGAATTGCTAAGGAAAGCGCCAAAGACCTAGTTCTATCCAATCTTGGGAAGAAAGGACTAAAGGAGGTCATGGGCTGCCTAGACGCGACCGAAGCAGAGGTTATGAGCCGCATCCTCACCCTAGTGGAGGTAGCGAGCGAGCGCCAAAAGGCTGCTGAAGCAAAAGTGTATCCAGAAGAAAAGAAGGAAGAAAAGAAGGAAGAAGAGGTAAGTCCTCAGTGAAGTAGGCGCGTGATCCTCCCGCATTAAATAGGTGCCAAAAACCCCAAGCACCCGCGCTGAAAAGCCTAGAGGCAAGCCGCCCCACGGACGGGGCGGCTTTTGTTTTACATTTTTTCTGCTACCATTCTTGCTAAAGATCCTCTTTCTACTGTCTTTAGCTCAAGGGACGCGACAAGGGTGTCCCCTGTGAGAGCCTCACAGGCTCCCTGAAGGCCGCTCTCCTGTAGGTCACTCTGCTCTACGTCTCCTGTCAAAACGATTTTAGAGCCCTTTCCTGCCCTTGTGAGTAGTGCCTTTAGTTGGTGGTATGTCATATTTTGGGCTTCGTCTACAATTATGTAAGAGTTGTCAAAAGTTCTACCCCTGACGTGCTCAATAGTGGTGAACTCTAGCTTACCAGAGTCCACCAGGTATCCTACGTTTCCTACTTTGCCAAGTATGTCAAAGGCTGCCTCCATCCAGGGCCTTTGCTTTTCCTCAAGACTACCGGGCAGAAAGCCTAGAGACTTACCTAGAGGCTGGACAGGCCGCACCACAAGTACCTTGTCGTAGAACCCCTCGTCAAAGCAAGTGTACAAACCACTGGCCATAGCAAGCAAGGTTTTGCCGCAACCAGCCTTACCTCTTACTATGACAAGCTCAATAGACTTGTTTAAGAGAGCCTCAGTTACAAAGATCTGCTCTCTGTTGATAGGACTAAACCCAAAGATACTTGTGGATTCAGTGACCCAGCACTTCTTTAGAGTTTTGTTTTTTGTAAAAAAAGAAGGTATATATCTATTCCCTCTATCTTTACAAAAAACGTAAACGGGCTGATTACAGAAAAGTGAGTTACTTATGAGAGGCGTTTCTCCCTCTTCCATAAGCTCGTCAAAGCACCCCGACCCCACCTCTAAACAAACAATGTCAGGTGTAGCCCTTTTTGCTTGCGGTTCACTTGCCTGAATACCTCTGCAGGAGCACTTGACTCTAACTGCAGCGTCCTCTGAGAGAACTCTGGCTGAATAGTCTTCTGCTACTTTTACTACTGCGTCATCTGCTTCCAGTCCACAAGGGTCTGCTACCGTGACATAGTTATTATTTAGTTTTGCGTTCTTAAGGTAAGAACTTTTACTTGCTTCGTCAAGAAGCTTGATAAAGTAGCGGGCGTTTGCCCCTACTTTACCTTTTTTTGTCTTTAGGTTGTCTAGCTCTTGTACTACTTCATACGGAATTATTATGCTGTGGTTTTCATATTCTTCTACTACTCTAGGGTTTGAGATAAGGATATTAGTGTCTACTACTACAGTTTTAGTAAGCAAAAATATTAGCTCCTCTATACTTCTATTTTACAGTATAAAGGAGCTAAAGTGTTATTAATCTATCTTACTTAACTAAGTAATATAAAGGCTCTTCCTCGTCGTCTCTTAGGGGTTTAAAACCTACATCTCTCCACGCTTTTTGTACTTTCTTTAAAACATTCTTATGCTTACTAGGAGAAAGAGTAGAGTATAGGTCGGTCACTGGGAATGGCCAGATAACAGCTACATCCCCTTCCTTGAGGTAGGCATTAATGAAAGAACTCATGGCCTCTCTACCATAACCCTTCCCTCTATACTTTTCATCAATGAATACACCGTCACCAAAATATATGTTGTTTACTTCTTTAGGTATTTTGGTTGACAGTGCTTGCTTAATAGTTCCATCTTTTTCAAAGATAGATTTTACATGATGGCAGTGTCCACTGAGGTCTGCGTGAAGCTCCACATCATCATACTGAGACTTAGCAAGATTAATGAATCCACAGAAAGACAAGTCCCCTACGACCTCCTCTTCTAAACGAATGTCTAGGCTAATAGATTCAACATAGAAATTTTTATACTTTTTTTCTATCAATTTTCGCTGTTCTCTTATTTCAGTTAGCTTAATACGCTGTACCTTGTTTGACACTTCTTGCATTTCCGGCAACCCCCCTCTATTTCGTGTATACAACTGTGGGACTCCGCCAGGTGAGAGCCATAAGGTTTACAAAACTCTTTTAACTCTTGTAAAGACATGGTAGATAAGGGGGATAGGTATGAGATCCTACAAGAAGACGAGATCCCCGAATTTACACAAGCTTCTGCCCTATTTATAAATTCTCTTAAGTCTTGGTTTTGCTCTTCTGATTCTCCCTCCCAATAACCTGTTAGGACTTCCTGAACCCCAAGAACCGAGGCGTAACTTGCTGCCACAGAGAGTAGGCTCATTTGTAGGCCGGGTAGCACTGGTCTTTCCTCTCCTACCTCTATGTTATCTAGAGAGCCCTTAGTTAGGGGCTGAGGCCCCCTTCCCGCAATGAAGGGGACTTTGCCATGATAGTCAGAAAAGTGGGACAGCCGAGCAATATAGGGGCTATCCATGAGCGCCCTGGCCCAACTAACAGCGTGCCTAATCTCAGAGGAGTTGACCTGGTGGTAGCAAATTATTAAAGGGTAAACTTTTTTATACTTTTTTTTAGCATAAAGATAGCAGGCAAGAGACTTAAAACCCCCACTCAACATAACTATGCAGGAATTATTATTGTTATAATTAGAGGATTCTGGCATTGTTTTACTTAATTACTATTTTACCAAATCCTTTACCCTCCTCGGTAAAAAAAGCTTTCTTACATCCAATAGATGATAGGAACTTGTAGCAGCAAGGGCAAGGCTTGGAGTAGCGTACCTCTCCCCCCTTGTTTAGCTTTACATTTATAATGCAAAAAGGCTTGTTGTGCTCTAACAAGCCTTTAGCTTTACGGTAAGCGTCGTTCTCCGAGTGCATCAGAGAAAACTGCGGGTATCCCCGGTAAACCTGTCCGTCTCTGTTAGTCCCTATAGACAGCAGCCTGTTATTCTGCACAACAAAGCTAAAATGATGCTTTCCCGTGCCCCACCGGGGGTGCCTTTCAGTGTTCTTCTTCTTTGCTATCTGAAGAACCGTAGAGAATATGGCCTTCTTGACTCTCAATAGACTATTCCCTCCGGTGACGGATCCCCGGAGTAGTGCTTGCACACCCAAGAAGCTAGGACAAGAGAGTCCACGGCACGAGTAGGGACTTGGAAGACAATACCCACTTCTACCGTAGGCACGGGAAGGGATACACTTAGCCCATTCCACTTCAGCACACCATCCTGATCAATTGACTTAGCCATGACGCTGTGTACCCTAAGGGCACAGTCCGAGACTCTGAGCATCTCGCAGCACTCTTTCTTGTCTGAACTGAAAGACATAGCCCTCTTTACAGGGTCAACAGTGCAAACGCTTTCTAGCAGCTTGAAGCCGGCATACGTCGCTAGAAGTTCTGCTGTCACTAAAAGTGTTTCTTCCCCGTCAAGAAGATAGACAGAGAGGACTTCCATAGGTGTAGCTGCTTTTATGTCTTTTAGGTCCATACCCTACTCCTCTGGGTGCGAAATAACACAGGACCCCGTGACGAACACATGAGGTTCTCCTGCAACAGGAGTCAGTAGGATTCCCGAGGGAGAGGGAAGGTAGTCATGGATAAGGTCCATGTATACTATGTGTCCTCCCGAGTAGCACTCCGCCAGCAGAATTGGCTTACTCTTCCTGGTACTAGTGCCCTGGCTATCCACTATTTTAAATAGCATAAAGCCGAGCAGAGAGATAATAGTAAATGCTCTAGTAGGGCTAAGCATAGGAAGTCTCCCCATCCGAGCCCGTAACTGAAATCTCCACGTCAGAACTTGTAAGGTTTAGTCTTTGGCAGAGAGCATATTGAGCTGTTAGCGCCATAGTATCCAAAGTAACGGGTGTTTCCTTGAATAAGGGCAGGCTATTTAGAGGTTTATCCTCTGAGAATACCTCCTCAAGCACGGCGTCGTCTAGCGTGTCCCGGTCGAACGCGAACCCATCTTCAAGCGCGGTCCCGAACTCGGTGTAGTGAATAGTGACTTTTACTTTTAGCGTTTGACCGACAAGACCCGCAAAGGCAGAGGGACCCGACCGGCCACTTTTTAGCCTAAGGACTCTCTCGGCACAGCTCCCTGGCTGCGCATATACAACATTAACAGTGTACTTCTTAGATACCTTACTCATTGTACTACTCTTACTTCTTTACTTAGTCGCAGAATACACCTTGTCGTGCTCTATGCAGGCGTCGTTCAGTGGGTCATTGGGGTCAGATTCTTTTATGGTATGCACGTTTGGCCCACATGCTTTCCAAAGAGCGAATGTTAGCCTTCTTGGGGGCTTTGCACACCTTCCCGTTTTCCATCTAACATAGAAAACTGCTGCTACTAGGGCAGCGGCAATTCGGACCCTTAGCCTCACAGACCGGTCCCTCCGTACAGCCTTGGCTCTCGCCCAAAGTTTCTTGTCAGCTCGGCACCTAACTTCGTTATCTGATAGAGTCATTCTGCTTTCTCCTTTACCTTTTCCCACCTCTGCTCTGGAGAAACGTCAGCTTCTACAAGCTCTATGGTGGCAGCGCGAACACACACAGCTACAAATTCGTCGATGTTTTCGTGTTGGGCAAACAGAATAGCAGTTTCCAGTACAGAAGGTGCGTGGTCTGCTACAGAGGCTACGTGGCTGGGGGCTGCTTGGTCTACATAACTATTAGTACTTGTCGCCTGATGTAACGGCTCTTCGGGAGCGGACGGTGTCTGCTCCCGCTCCGTCTGTGCACCTTCAAGATCATCGTTCAGCACTTCCTCCAGTTCCTCGACCTCCCACGTTGTCGTCAGCATGGCGGATAGCTCGTCATCGGACCACCCGGGCAGTAGGTCTTTGTCATCCTTCACGTAAGACATCACGTCCTGCAGAGCCTCTATGTCCCATTCGGATAGTTCTGACGTCCTGTTTAGAGCAACAGAGAGGGCTAAGGCTTCCTTATCACTAATATCAACAAAGACGCAACTTGCTTCGTTCCAGCCCAGTGACCGCATGGCCTCTAGTCTTCCGTTTCCTCCAAGCACAAAGGAGGTGCTCTTCTGCACTACCAAGGGCTCTACTTGACCGAACCGAGCAAGGCTGGCCCTTATTGAGTCTAGGTTCTTCTTTCTGTGAACACGGGCGTTCTTTGGGAAAAACTTTATACTATCTATTTTTATGTTTTCTTGCTTTAGCATTTCTGTAGCCTCTTCCGTTCCAAAAGTCTCTAACATAGTCATATGTACAATTAGTATTTTTTCCGCAAATCTTTTCTATTTTTTTCATTGAAGCATAGGCTGACACCAAGGGAATGTCAAAAACTTCAGCAGGTAGGCAATACCCCCCGAAGGGTAGGTACTTTACGTGATAGGCCGCCATCAGGCCAAACGACCCCCTCGTGCTCCAACCTTCGTGGTAAGGCTGACACGAAGGTTCTAAATAGCCTCTTCTTACCGCATTCTCCCAAACAACCTTAGACAGATGCGCATCAACTCTGTGTTTCTTCACAGGGCGACACCGACTTTCCCTTCTACAAGTTTTCTTAAGTATTCTTTCACACCTTACATCTGAGTAGGCCGCAACTAGCTGAGCCGATTTAGACGGACTCATTGCTATGGAGTACAGAGAATTAGCAAAAATAACAACTTTTAAGAAGAATGACATAAGAACTTGCCTATTCTTCCTCTTCTTCTTCTTGCCTGGAGGACATAGCTTTTCCCATCAGTATCGTGTCTACTTTCTCTTCAAGGGTCATAAGCCTTTCTATAAGGGCACCTGCTCTATGCAGGCGCTCTGCCATGCTATCAACTTTTTCCTTTAGAACTTCTACCTCTGCTTGAGAGGCAACTCCTCTTTTGTCCCTCCACATCTCCCCAAGGGTAGCAATGACCCCTAGGATAACGGCAGCGGTTGCCCACTCCATAGACTGTGCTGTGTACTCGAAAAATGATCCTATCATTGCTGCTTCCTCTTTAGTATTATTTCCATTTCTGGTTTTATTTCATTAAGAGCTGACCACTCGTGTTCTATGATAACTACACAACGATCTTTGGCTAACTCAGTCAGTGAGTGTGTGACAAGCTCTTTGCCTTTCATGTCTAGGCCAGCAAAGGCTTCGTCGAAGAAGATAGTTCCTCCCCCTGCCCTACTATTAGTACTAATCATCCCCCTCGCTACTTCCCCGAGAGCCAGTAGCAGCGCTATATTAATGCGCCTCCTCTCCCCGGAGGAACACCCCTTGTACCCGTGGGGGTGGCCAAGGCCGTTAACCCTGATATCAATAGCGTCCCTGGTCCCCCCTGTTTTGTTGGCGGTATACGACGCCAACTCTATAGTGAAAGTTGCGTCTATAGCAGAGAGCCACGAGTTCGCTAGTTCCTCTACCGCTCCGAGCAAAGACGAGAATATGTGAGATCTAACACCCTTAGTGCCTAATACTTTTTTGCAGGTAGAAAGATACCTTATTTCTTCTTCTAGTTTCTGCTTTGCTTCTACTGAAGTTCTTAGATCTTTTCTGTACGTCTCCAGCTCTTCTACGAGACTCTCTGCTCGCTTACGCGACTCCTCATAAGAATCTTCTAGAGTCTTATGTATAGCTACAGCTTTCTCTATGCCTTCAATCTTTTCCCTCAAGCCCTTGCCTCTCTCCGCCGCTGCCTCCAGTTTTTCTTGTAGCTTTTCCTTTTCTAATGCTACAGCTTTACCTTCCTCTATTATCTGCTTTAAGATCTTTTCAAGCTCGCCCACCTTTTCCTGGCGGAAACTCTCGTGTATTTCCTGCTCGCACCTGTCGCAGGATCCTCCTTCTAGGAAGGACTTTCTCTGTGACAGGCTTTTAGCTTTAACTCTAAGCTCTGTCAGAAGTGTTTCTTTTTTCCTTAGCTCTTCCTGTGCCTCCTTGTAAGCCTTCTTCTCCGAGCCAAGCTGCTGTGTTAGTTCCTCTAGCCTCTCCGCGGACGGGCCACTATAGGGGGCAGGCTTACTGCTCTCTATAGAGCTTTTGATAATCTCCTTAGCTTCAATATCGACACTAAGCCTGTATATTTTGTTTTCTACTTCTTTAAGCGCCTCTTCGCTTTGTGACACGTCTGCTTTACACTTTTTCAGTGCAGAATCAAACTTGTCTAACTGTAGGACAGTCTCAAGGATCTTTTTTCTCTCTTGGTCGGTGGCACATGCAAAGTAAGAAGAGTCCTCCCTACTGAACACGTGACTCTTTCTCCATAGGTCAAAGCTGCTGCACCTTTCCTCTATGACTGCTTGCGTCTTGGTTTTTGTATCTTTTGTAAAGTCCGTGCTATCAATTAAGAGCTTTACTTTTTCGGCGTTGCCCTTCCTAGTTCTGAGAGAGGTTACCCCTGAATATGTTTCAACACTACACTCTGTCTTGCTCTCGGCTGACCACGTAGGGGTTCCCCTCAGAGTCTTTCCCCAAAGACCATATGCTACGGCCTCGACAATAGAAGTCTTTCCCGCTCCGTTCTCCCCCGAGACAAACACAATTCCCTGCTCTGGCAGAGAGAATTCCGCTGTTTTATGAACTGTAAAGTTTTTTAGTTTTATATTTTTTATTTCCATACTAATATAAGGGTATGAGGTACCTAACTTTGTCATTCATCCTAGGATTATTAGCCTCGGCTTCTTCAGAAACGCAGAAGTTGCGGCAATCCCCTAGTGTTGTTGTCCCTGCGCAGAAAGAAGATAACCAAGTAGTTATTAGTATTTTTGCGCCCCCCTGGTACGACGGGTGGGTTCATCATTTCCAACTGGCTAAAGAAGTTTATGCCAAGAATGGAATAAAAATAGTACCAAAATTATACGTACCTATACCTGAGTATGTAGCTGACTCTCTAGTTGTTAATGTACTAATAGAAAGCGTCAGTAGTGAGGACTCTATAACTATAGTGTACCTAAGCGGTCTTAGGGGTTTAAATGGAGAGCGCCTAGCCGGTGTTTTCCTACAAACCTCTAAGAACCAAAAGATAATACTTATGGACTTTGTTAGTGGCTCAACTACCCTAGCCCACGAAATTGGGCACTACTTGGGTTTGGGGCACACAAAAGACCCCGGCAATATAATGTGTGACTGCACACGGCAAGGAGTAGGGTCTTTTACTAAAGACCAAGTCTCTCTTATGAAAAAGACAATTAACCAGCCCAAACCTGCTCCCAAGAGCCCTTGAGGGCCCCCTTATTGTACTCTGTGGCGCGGGCTTCAAAGAAGTTGGCGTGCTCTACTCCTGAGAGAACCCACTCAAGCCAAGGGATAGGATTTTCCTTTACTCCGTAATTGGTCTTTAGGCCAAGCTGGAGAAGGCGGCGGTCTGCGATGTACCGGATGTACTGCTTCGTTTCCTCGGCGGTTAGGCCCTTGGTCCCTCCCCCAATACCGAAGCATAGGTCAATAAACTTGTCCTCTAGGGCAACCATGTCACGACAAGCCTGGTAGATCTCGCCCTTTACTTCATCTGTCCAAGCGCCCATGTTCTCTTTCACTAGCTCGCGGAACAGGGTTGTCATTCCCTTCACGTGCAGTGACTCGTCACGAATAGACCACGTTACGATCTGCCCCATTCCTTTCATCTTACCAAAGCGCGTGAGATTCATAAGAATAGCAAAGCTAGAGAATAGCTGCATACCTTCTGTAAATCCAGAATAGACAGCAATTGCTTTTAGAATACTTTTCATGTCATCCGTGTCGGGGCTTATGCTTGATAGGTAGTCATGCTTTTCTGCCATTTCCTGATATTCTGCAAAAGCTTTGTACTCTGCCTCTGGCATACCTACAGTGTCTAGTAGTAAGCTGTAAGCGTGCTGGTGGACGCTCTCCATATTGGCAAAGGCCCCAAGCATCATTCTGACCTCAGGTTTTGGGAATAAAGGTATCAGCTTGTCATAGTAGCCATGAGCTACATCTACGTCGCCCTGGGTGAAGAACCGGAAGATTTGCGTGAGAAGCTTTTTCTCTTCCTTAGTAAGGTTCTTTTGCCAGTCCTTTACGTCCTCATGCAAAGGAACTTCTTCGGGCATCCAGTGCATCTCCTGCTGTGCCTTATACAGGGAAAAGGCCCAAGGATACTCAAAAGGTTTAAAATACCATCTATTCTCTAACAAGCTCATAATTTACCCCTGACAAAAAAAGCAATCATCATCTTCTATTTTTCTTCTCTCAACTTTGAGAGACACGTTCTCGACCCTATGGATAGCCTCACTTCTGCAATAGTATAGAGTCTTTAGGCCCTTCTTCCAAGCAGAAAAGTGAACTTCGTGCAGGTACGGTATCTCCTCGTCTGCTCGGAAAAATAGATTGAGGCTTTGGGCTTGGCAAATGTGCTCCTGCCTGGAGGCAGCATGGTCAATCAGCGCACGCTGGTCTACCTCAATTGCTGTCCGGAACACCTGCTTAGTATAGTCATCTAGGAACTCTAGGTGACAAACGCTTCCGCCGTTGGACAGGATCGAAGACCACACCTCATCAGTATTGTGCCCAAGCTCTTCTAGCTTTTTCTCTAGAAACTTGTTCTTCACCAGAAAGGATCCATTTAGAGTTTTGTGAGTATAAATGTTAGCTCTAATTGGCTCAATACTGGGTGATGTTCCGCAGATGATTGAGCTACTGGCATTAGGCGCAATAGCCAGCAGGTGAGCGTTTCGTTTGCCCGAGCCTCGCATGTCGGGGGCCTCCCCTCTTCTCTTAGCCAAGCAGAGCGTTGCTTCCGTGGCTTTGTTCTTTATCTCACTAAATATGGTTTGGTTTATACCTGAGGCAACCGCACTCTCCATGGGAATATTCATCTTTTGTAAGTAGTTGTGAAAACCCATAGCCCCAAGGCCCAGGCTTCTCTCTTGTCCCGCTGAAAAAGATGCTCTTTGCAGACCCGCGTGCTCTGCATTGTCCTGCCTGTTCTCAACCTCACTAATGAAGCAAGATATCACATTGTCAAGAAACTCTACCAGGTCGGCAACTATAGATGTGTCCTTCCACTCATCATAGGTCTCAAGGTTTAGAGAGCTTAGGCAACAGATAGCAGTTCTGTCCGCGCTGGTGGGGAGGGTTATCTCAGAACACAAGTTGCTTTGATTGACTCGTAGACCCAGCGCTTTTTGTTCTTCGGGTAAAGCACGGTTTGACGCATCTATAAAGTGCAGGTAGGGCTCCCCGGTCTGCGTTCGTGTTTCTATGATTGCTTGCCATAGCTTTTTTGCGGATACCTGGCTAACTACTTTGCCTGAGTGGGGGTCTACCAAACTCCAGGAGTCATCTTCTCCTGGGTTATTTAGGCAACGCTCAAGCAACTCCATAAAATCGTCTGTGATATTTATGCCGTGATGCAGATTTAAGCACTTTCTATTGGTGTCACCTCCAGTAGGCTTCCTCATTGTGATGAACTCCTCGACCTCCGGATGTGAGATGTTCTGGTAAGCCGCGTAACTACCACGCCGCGTGCGTCCCTGTGAGCACGCAAGCATCTGAGAATCTACCACTTTCATAAATGGCACACTTCCGGTGCTACGAGAGCCCGAACTGGTATCAGTGCCATCAGAACGAATCTCGCCCCAATAGCCTCCAATTCCGCCTCCGTTCGTCGAGAGCCAGACGTTTTCTTGCCAGTGGTCAACCAAGCCAGAGCGGCTATCGTCAACATAGTTTAGGAAGCAGCTAATAGGCAGACCTCTAGTAGAACCTCCGTTGGACAGGATTGGAGTGGAGAACATAAACCACCTTTTGGAGGCATAGTCATACACTCTCTGTGCGTGGTCTTTATCAGTAGCGAAGGCGCAGGCAGCTCTAGCAAAGGCATCTTGGGGGCTCTTCTCTCCGTTTATAAGATACCTTTCGTTTAGAGTCTGCTTGGCAAACTCTGTGAGTAGGTTGTCGCGGTGGTAGTCTAATTTTATAGGGAATTTCATTTTTAGGGTATAGGTGTCCGTAAGAGGTTTAGAAAACAGCAGAACTGCTCTACCTAGTTTAATAGTTTTTTATTTATACTTCTTGATCTGCCAAAAAGGTCTTTGTCGTCGGTTGACGACTCTACCTTGGTCAGAGTGTAGAAGGTGTCTACACCAGAATCCGCGAGCCTACAGTTCATTAGGTCTTCCGCGTGCTCTGTGCAGACTTTAATTGACAAGGGCACACTGTCCTCATTGTAAGAGCAGACGACAGTGTCAGCGTCTTTCCCACAGTCTTTTATTTTGCAATCTTTACCTAGGTCTATGTCTGCTATAACTAAGAACCCGTTCTCGTCTATAAGGCAGGCGCAGTTAGCTCCGGGTATGAGGACTGTCTCTTTGTCTTTTTTACTCATCGTTTGGTGGCTCTTGATCTTCATCCAGCATACCACTAAACTCTAAGATCAGTCCATCAATACTTTTCTGCATTTCGTCAGATAATTCTAGTTCATCCACCTGGTTTAGTATCGGTCGCACCTTTGTCTCAAAGATTGACCTGACTGTCGCCATCTTCTTGTCCAGGCGGTTAAACCACTCACTGACTTCGTCTAGATTTAGCATGAGATCCTGGTCCGTAATTTCTGTCATTATTGATCCTCTCCTTCGGGGGAAAGCGCCATTTCAATTATTGCTGTCATTACGTCTCTACGTTCCAGGGTAGGAGCCGTCTCGGCGTGGAGCTTCTTTGGATAAATTATCTTGTTAATAGGGGCGCGCTCGCTCTTTATGTCAGTGTAGTGAAACTCCTGAACGGCAGACCACCACTCCAGATCAATCCCCGATATCCGGAGGAGTGTATCTATAGCTGTTTGCTTTTTTTTCTTTATTGCATTTTTTAGAGCAGCTACTCTTTCCTCCGGATGAAGATTGCGGTGGAGAGCTACGGCAACAGCCCACTTGGGCGCGTAGTAGGCGTTCGCTACGTTCGGCCCCGAGCTTACTGTCTCGTAGGTCACCTCTATGCCCGCTCTCTTTATGATAGAGTTTGTGCCTAGGCATTTATGATAACCTAGCGATTCTAACCTACGGGCATTTTGTTTTGCTTTACATATTCCCGTGTTCCGGTGTCTCACAAGATGGTAGCTTTTTTCTCCGCAGTCCGGACAAAATTGTTCTTTTTTCTTGCTCATACCGGCTCCTTTGCTAGTGCTTCCCTAGTGTGGTCTCTAAGTTCATCTATGGTGTAGATATTCCATACGTGTACATATGCTTGTATAAAGCCTAGCCATCTGTTTGCCTTACCTAGATCTGAAAACTTGCGGGCTTCCTCGCACATCCACAATACGTGGTCAACTTCTTCTTCCGTGATAGGATACTTATAAGTAAAGCCGTCAGTCTGAGTAGTTCGTTCAATGTCTTCTTTGTACTTTGTAAATAACTGGTTCATTTTAGATACTCTCTACACCTATTCAGTAACTCTTTTTTTTGTAAAGTTTCCTCTACCTTCATGTGCTTTATGTAGTTCTCCAGAGCTGACTGTACATTTTCAGCACTTCTAGTAGATGCCGCCGCCCTTTTAGCTTGTGCTTTCTCCTTCGTGCTGTCTATCCGCAGTCGGTATCCCCTAATCTTACCTTCTTCCTTTAGCTTTTTAAGAGCATGATTAGCGGAAAGCTTCTCCTCTGACGGTATCAGGACTTCCACGTATTCGTCACTGGTGGCCCCGCTAATCCCCCCGAGGCCAACGTATGAGGTGAATCGTGGGCCGCCCGTCTCGTGCATTGTGAGGTTCATTTTAAGACCGTCTAGCACGGCTACACCTCCGTACCCATCAACACCAGGGTTGTCCCATCCGGTCGGACAGAGAGCGCCTACCTGCAAAATCTCTAGCTTAGGTCTCTTCCTCTCCCACCTTTGCCTGTTATGCCAGTTACCGCACACGAACTTCTTTATATTCTTGTGGTTTTTAGCAATAGACACAAGCTCTGAAACCGTTATAGAGTCGTCGTGCCCTCTCATGTAATGTTTAGTATCACCGTCAGATACACCAAGGTGAAATACACACACAACGTTTTCTCCTTTCCCAAGTTTGGCCAACCGCTGTTCAAACAAAGAGGATAGCTCATCTACGTCTTTTTTGAACCAAGTAGAGGCTGGACCTGCTCTAAACGGAATAAACCATAGCCACGTTTTCGTGCCTTCTAGCCAGATGTAGTTAGTCTTTTCATACACCGTTATTCCTGGGTGAAGGCCAAGCGTACCGAGGGCGTGGTCACCTTCCGCGGAGGACACTGAGTCGTGGTTTCCCTTTAGAATGTGAACGCCCGCTTTGCATCCTGACAGAACTCTTGTTATTTCAGTCAGAATTTGTGGCTTTGGGGTAGCCGTATCTACCAGATCCCCTAGTATAGCAAGAGCTGCCGACTCTTTATTAGCAACCTCTACTGCTTTCTGGAGTTGCTCTAGAGTTTCCTGGCACCGCGAGTTTATCCCGTTAACTCCAGGCGAGGCCAGCGCCTTGTGATTACCGATGTGAAGGTCAGCGACAAATGCAATCTTCCTAGGGGCCATCTTACTGTTCTTCGTCTCCCCCGCCTGCTGCGTCTTTTTCCATAGTGCTCGGAGTGTCGTCGGGTAAACTATCAGCTAACCGCGTTAGCCTATCTCTGGCTTCAGCGAAGGGGTTGTTTACTGTGCTGTTCTCAGCGGCCTCTATCATTTCTTCTGTTACGCCATTATCCTTTAGTAACTTAAAGAGCTTGTCCTGTAGGTTTTCCATCTTCTCTTTAAACTTAGAGATAGCTTCCTCTGCTTCTTTCATTTTATCCATGTTTTCCTTACTCCTCCTCTGTAGTTCTAGATTCCATTCCCCAGCCGTACCATCCAGTTCTAGGCACGCCACGGCAGAACATTTCAAGTTTGTTAGTACCAGAGCCACATAGTTCTTCTATTTTCTCGTAGAAGACCGCTGGCTTCTCAGAGTGCTTGCCCGTTCTTGGGGCTAGAACCACTTGTCCCATTTTTTCCGTGTGAATGGGAAAGGGTCTTCCCGTTTTGTTGGTAGTTCCTACGAGCAGCATCTCGGTGGTAGGTTTAGTAAAGGTGGGGCGTACTCCCTGGCCTTCGATAATCTTGCCTGCTTTTGTGGTCTTAACCCACACAAAGGCAACTCCCCGGTAGTTGTAGTCCCACTTCTTCATAAGGTCTACCGCAGCGTCTAGCCTGGGACACGTTGCCCACATGAATAGCGCACTATTCTTATTGCACATATTATGCACCTCTTTGAGCTTGTACATGTCCTTGTTGTCTACAAGGGCGTAGTGCTTTCCAGCAGCAGCGTCTTTAGTGGTACTGCCATAGTAGCTCCAGGGAGGGTCGGCTAGAACGAGATCGAACTTCTTGTCCCCTACTTCTTGCCCGTTTTTCCCATGCACATGATAGGCTGTATTGCCTGCTCGTAGAAAGCAACTATCCCCGCTCCTGTAAAACCCGCTAGCCATTATCCCTCATAATCTCCATATCCCTTAGTGTTTCCAGGGCATTTTCAAGCCTAACTGCAGCTTCTCTTATTAAAGCATTAGTGTCTCCCATTTTCTTTTGGTCTAGAGAAGACATGTCGTCTAGGTGCTCAGCTCCTATAACACCAAGGCAAAACATTATAGAGTTAGCGTCTTGGAGGAGGGAGTTGCACGACGAGACATTGTTACTTAAAAGTTCAAGAGGAGCATGAATACCAACTACCTCTGGGCCCATGCTTAATAGTTCTTCTACATCTTTTGCCATTTAATTACATCCTTTAAAT